AATGAATCCTTCGGTAATTGGTCGGATGGTAATTGGTACTCGAACAAGTCGTATGAATGTACCATACCGAAGGCAACTACCTACGGCAACTATCAATACAGGGCACCGCAGCGGGACCTATGGAACAAATGGTCGGAGAAGGGATTCGGGCAAGATACCTACACCGAGTACGGCTATGATAAGGAACCGGAACAGGTATATTGCGACAACTGCATGAAGGAAGGCGCTGCATACTGCCGAGCCCTGAACGCTGACTTATGCAGGGACTGCAAACAATTGTTCGAACCTGAAAAGTACGGGGCATGGTTGAAATAATACAAGGAGCGGCCTCGTTACTTGTCTTGCTGCATAGGCACCGAAAGGAGTTCACCACCGAACAAATAGAACGACTCTCGGCCCTCCTGAACGAATTGATACAGGTATCCAAGGGGAGGAAATAAGGAGGAAACAGGGACTGTAAAGAAAGCCACAGGCCGCGAAATTCTCACCGTAACAGGTGGGAATTTTTTTTTATATGTGATAAGGCCGCCTGCCGGCAGGAGAATGCTTTAGGTATTTTTGTAATATGTAGGCCTTCTGAGAAGTTGCCCGTAAAGGCCCGCAGGGGCCCGGCCGGACTCCTACCATTGCCGGCCCTGAGATAATGGCGCCACGGGCACCGAAATCCGGTCTAATTAGATTTTTTACCTTTTCCTTTTGGGGCAATTCAATATTTGAAATTCCGCCTAAGACCCTTCTCACAATTTTTTCATTTTTTTGCCCCTATTTTTTCTTTAGGACATGTATGATGTTATTTTGTGTTGTGTGGTGTCCTATTTTTTTGTTCACGGGATTTCACTAAAGTTTTTTTGTGGGAATGTTTTTTTGTGTATATTTGTGTAGTTGATAACAATACTTTGTTTTTTCCCTGCCATTCTTGGTGGGGATTTTTTTTTGTGGTTAGTTAGATAGTTTAGATTTTTGTGTGTTGTTTCATAAGACATTTGATTTGTCCCCCTGCATTTCTATGTGGGGGGTTTTTGTATAAATTTTATTCATAATATTTTTTTATAATTTTGGGTGGCATATTTTTATATCAGTATGACCTAAATTTTTTTTTATGAAAAGACTGATGACAGAAGAACAGAAGGAGGAATTAAGGCTAAAGAAGATTGAGACAATCAAGCCTTACATGTTCAAGAAGGGGGAGGTATCTAACCCTAACGGCAGGCCTAAGGGAGCCAAGACCAAGTCAACTACTGCAAGGAAGTGGTTGGAGTTGTGTGAGCAAACCGTAAACGAGATAACAGGCTTTGAGGAGGTTCTCACTCAGGAGGACTTGATGACTCTTGCAATGATAAAGCGGGCCAAGAAGGGGGATGTAAAGGCCTATAAAGAGTTAATGAGTTGTGCCTTTGGTGATGAGAGGAGTGTAAACCACACAGGTTTGTTTGGTGTGGCTCATATCACAGGCATGGAAGTTATTTGACAAAGAACAATCAGCAATCTATCTTTGATTGTTGTTTGTTTCTTCATTTTGTTTGGTTAGTCCCCCTTATTCTTGGGGGGGACTTTGATTTGCCAATTATTGTGAATAATTTAGCACCATGACTTACGAAACCCAAGCAAAAAATTTGGTTGAGAAATTCCTTAGAGTAACTCAAAACTATTCAAAAGCACAAGAGTGTGCTAAATTGCACATTCTGTTGTGCATTGAAGAAATTGAGAAGGAAACATTTGTAAATTCTATGGGGAAACTCCGCCTGCATGAACTGAAGAAACTTAAATCCCATTTATGACTCCAAAAGAGCAATCTGACTATTTACTAAAGTATTTTTCTGAAAAATTATTTAAGGAAGGCTACCCAAGAGCAGAAATAAACAAACTTGCTATTGATTTTGCCAAATTCACACTTGAGTTTTCTAAGTCTATTCACTTTCAATCCATTAATGAAATAAACTTAGAACTCTTAAAATGAAACTGCAAATCACACAAGAAAACCTAAACAAAATATCTGATTATGCTGACCACTCTATTAGTTACATATATAGTTGTCATGTCTTACAGAAATTCACCAAGGAAGAGCTTTTAGATATATTCAAGGAATTGAAGAGGATATTGTCTGATGGTGAAATCATAAGAATTTCAGTACCTGACTATTATCTTTTGTCTGATAAGTACATAAAATCAAAGTGCAGGATTGAGGAAATAAACAAGATTCTTAAAGACTCTAAAATATTTTTAGATTTTGTACTTCTGCATAAACTACTTATTCAGTCAGGTTTCTATGCAGTAAAGAGATATGATTCTCAGAAACTTGGTGCTGAAGATGAGTCAACATTAGTTATTAATGGGGAGATAATCAGCCTAAACATAGAGGCTTATGGATGATATAAAGAAAATAAGATTTGACACCAAAGGAAATGACAAGCAAAAAGAATGTGCAAGGGCATGGAAAGACCCTATTGTATCTGACATAGTTTACGGAGGAGCCAAAGGTGGAGCCAAGTCTTATACAGGAGCCTCACTTATATTTGGAGATGCCTTGACTTACCCTGAAACCCACTACTTCATAGCAAGGGACTCCCTATCTGACTTGAGGAAGTTCACCATTCCTACCGTGTATGAGGTCTTTAATAATTGGGGCCTTGACAATACCTATCTTACTTTCAATGGTCAGGATAACTATTTCAAGTTATACAATGGCTCCAAGGTCTTTCTATTAGATGCTGCACCTCAGCCAAGAGACCCACTCTTCCAAAGGTTCGGTTCCATGCAAATGACAAGAGGCTGGATTGAGGAAGCAGGAGAGTTCAAGGAAGCAGCCAAGAATAACCTTATGGCTTCTATTGGAAGATGGAAGAACAAAGAGTTTAACCTGTCTCCTAAGCTATTACAGACCTGTAACCCCTCTAAGAACTATCTATACTCAGACTACTACAAGAGATGGAAAGATGGCGCCCTTGAGCCTCATAAGAGGTTTATACAGGCATTCCCTCAGGATAATAAAATGCTCCCTAAGGAATACATTGAATCCCTTGAGAGAACTCTTAACAGGAATGAGAAAGAGAGGCTTCTTTATGGGAATTGGGAATTTGATGATGACCCAACTGCACTCATAGACTACCAAAAGTCTTTGGAGATTTTCTCCAACACAGGAGTAGAAGGAGGTAATAAATTTATTACTGCTGATATTGCCCGTATGGGAGGGGATAAGATTGTAATAGTAGAGTGGGATGGATTCAGGGGTAAGATTAAATGGTTTAAGAGACAATCACTTGATGTTACTCTTGAAAAAATAGAGGAAGCAAGAGTTAGATTGGGAATCTCTCCTAATGAAGTCTTGGTGGATGAAGATGGTATGGGAGGGGGCATAGTTGACTTCGGCCATTACAGGGGGTTTGTAAATAACTCTACTCCTGTTCCAAGTCCAACTGCTCCATTGGATGACAACGGGAAAAGAAGAAATGAAAACTTCGATAACCTGAAGAGTCAATGCTACTTCAGATTGGCAGAACGAATCAACAAAAATGAATTATTTTTGCAATGCGACTCAGAAGTAAAAAATTGGGTCATAGAAGAATTTGAACAAATTAAGCAAAAAAGTATTGACTCTGACATGAAGAAGGGAGTGGTGCCTAAAGAGAAAATGAAATCCAATTTGGGCAGGTCTCCTGACTTTGCAGATGCGATAATGATGAGAGAGTATTTTGAACTCAAGCAGAGGAGAGGCTTTGTTGCTGCAACCTATTAAACTAAAAATATGGACATTTTCGGACAAAAGGCACTTGCCAAGTCTTTAGATAAAACACTCTCTACTATCAAGCAGATGAATGACCAAAGAATTTCTGCTTTAATGGCTCAGTTCTACACTCAGATTTTCCCCAACTATAAGGTAATTAAAGAACAACTTGTATATCAGACAATGGATGATATATATGCAGTTGTTTCAAGGTTAGCCATGACCTCAGCCATGGTTCCTCTCTACGGGGAAGGGAAGGATGGCACAGAGGTAGAATCAAATGATAGTATCAATTATATACTTGACCAGCTTTCTTTCCAATTTAAGGAGTCAATGTATCTTAATCTTCTGACATCAGGTGAGGCCTTCATCCTGAAGCAGAAATTAAAACTTGGCCCCAATGCAGGCAAGGTTAAACTCAAGAACTTGAATCCTGCCAATATAGTAGTAAATGTAAGTGAATATTTCCCTTTTGAAGTAATAGGGTATGTTTATCAGGATGCAGGAAGGGGTATAAGTTTCCCTATTGCTGCTGAAGATATGATTTATGTAAAATTGGAGAATCCTACCGTTGATGCTACAGAGCAGATTAGGGGGTTATCTCCAATTCGTGTTCTATCTATGAGGCTTACAAGGCTTCAGGCTCAGATGGACATTAGTGTATCTCAGATGCAGAACGGAGGCCTTCCCGGGGTTCTCTTTGATGAATCTCCCGGCTTCGGAATCGATGAAGCCAATATGCACAAAGAAAACTTTGGCAACTTCCTAAAAAACTCTTCTAACAAGTCTGCCCCCTACATTTGGGGAGGAAAGGTGGGTTATGTACCTATAGGTTCTACTCTTGCTGACTTGGACTTGGCTTCTCTTGCAGATATAGATTTCGACAAGATTTGTAATGTTTATGGGGTAAGTTCTACTTGGTTCAATAACAAAAAGGCAGCAACTGAGTCCAATGTAAAGGAGATGGTAAGACTTATATATACCAATGCAGTTCTTCCGAATGTGATGAGGTTCCAAGATGCCATTAATGAACAACTTATCAGTCAGATAGGAACTGAAGCAAGGATAAGGTATGACATATCAGACATAACCGAACTCCAAAAGGATATGAGGGACAAGGCAGAGACTTATGCTCGTTTGCCGATAATCGTTCCTAATGAGTTGAGGGAAGGCATGGGATGGGATAGGATAGATGACCCTATGATGGACAAGCCTATGGTAAAAGCGGGTTATTATTTTATGGATGAGTTAGACCCATTAAACTTAGATACTGATGACTACTCAGGAGATAGCAGACCTCTGCCTGAAGGAGACCCAACGAATCCTAAGGGCCCAAATCAAGTGTGAGACTTGTCCTGTAAAGAAGGCCAAGGCAGAGTGGAAGAAGCAGGAAGTAATAAAATTGTTGGTCAAGCAATTAAATGATGACTATAAATGAATACGCCTATCTATATGATAGGTTTTTTAGGAAGTATGAAAAGAAATATGAGAGGGTAATAAGTAGGGAGATTAAAAAACAAATACAATCTTACCTAAGTGGGGATTTGTCATCTATAGATAGCCAATCAATATCCAAGGTAATTACAAAACTACACATTGAGGTAGGTACAGAGTGGGCAAGGCACTCAAGAAATTATCAATCATTCAAAAGCAGGGACAGGTTTGGGGATTACATGTATTCTCTGCTGAGGACATATATGATAATGGATGCCCTAAATGCAGCAGAGCAAATAACAGAAACAACAATAGAACATATTAAAGATTTGCTTTATCAGGCAACAATCTTGAATTGGTCATTGGAGTTTCTAAGAAAGGAGTTACTGAATATCAAGTACATAAGAATGAGAGGACTTCTTATAGCAAGGACAGAGATAACCTATGCTACAAATCTTGGTGCATATATTTTGGCCTTAAATCAGCAGACAGAATTAAAGAAAAGGTGGGTAAGTATATTAGATACTAAAACAAGAAGAGACCATAGGATTCTGCACGGGCAAACAAAATCCATTAATGAGCCTTTTGAGGTAGTTAATAAATTTGGTATAAAAGTCAGGATGAACTACCCGGGAGATAGGAGTCTTGGGGCAGGCCCTGACCAAATTTGTAATTGCAGATGTTTTTTGGTATATGAATAAAATTTTATTAATGTGTTATAATTTATAATTTTGTGTTATGTATAAGTCATTCAAAAGCCATATAAAAGACCTTGACCAAAAGGGGAGGGTAGTAGTTGCCGCCAATGCTTTTGGTAATATAGATTCTCAGGGAGACATTTCCTCTTATGGAAGTTTCTCCAAAACCCTAAAAGAGAATTTTGAAAGGGTACGATGGCTTCTTAATCACAATACAAATATATTATTGGGTGTTCCCATTGAGGGCACAGAGACCCAAAATCATCTTCAGATAGTAGGTCAGTTGAATCTTGAAAAAGAGATTTCAAGAGATGTATATGCTGACTACAAGTTGTACGCAGAGTATGGCAAGTCTCTTGAGCATTCAATAGGTGTTGACCCTATTAAATATGATATTCAGGGGAAAGTAAGAAAAGTGAGTGAGTGGAAGTTGTGGGAGTTTTCTACCTTGACTGCTTGGGGTGCAAATCCTCAAACACCTATGCTTGACATCAAGTCTGATGTTGAATGGATGAATATCCAATTGACAAAAGGCGATTACACAGATGAGAAATTCAAAGAAATAGAAAGGCAATTCAATATACTTAAATCACTCATTACAGAGCCGTCAGGAGACACTCAGGTAACCGAGCCGATAGATTGGAAGAGTCTTTCAGATACCTTCATTAAATCCTTAAAATAACATGGAAATCACCAAAGAAACCATCCTTGCAGAACTTAACAATATGAAGTCTGCATTGGAAACTTCTCTCACAGAAAAGGCCTCTGCGTCTATAAAGAATGTTGATGAGAAGATTGAAACCCTTAATGGGAAAATCGAAGAAATCAATTCTATGAAGAGTGCTACCGCAGAAGAGTTGACTACAATCAAGTCTGATGTTGCTGCTATCATCAAGGGATTTGACCTTCTTCAAACCCGTCAGGCATCTAAGCCTGTTGTAGAGAACACCACACTGAAGTCTGCTATCTATGAAGCCATGGCTGATAACAAGGCAAGTATTGCTTCTGTTTCTAAAGACAAGGCTGCTAAGATGACAATAAAGGCGGTTCAAGATATGACCATTGCAGGAAATTTAGATGGTTCTATCCCTAACACCTACCGCCCCGGAATCATTCCGATGCCTTATGAAATGGTACACGCTCGTTCTCTTTATGGAGTTACTCCTTCTGAGACCGATTCTTATGTGTTCTATCGTCATAGTGGTGGAGAAGGTGCCGTTGCTTTCCAAACCGATGAAAATGTTGCCAAGGCTCAGTTGGATGCCGACCTCGTAGAAGAAGTTGTTAACCTCAACTATCTCGCAGGTTTCATCCGTGTATCTCGTAAGATGCTGAAGAACTTTACTGCCCTGAGAGCGCATGTTAGCCGTTGGCTCCCTGAGGAGTACTACAAGGCTGAAGATGCTCAGGTTGCTACTGCTCTTGCCGCTGCCACAGGTGTTCCTGATACTACTGGAGTTAATATGATTGAGAGGATTATCCTCACTATTGGCGCTCAAAAGGCTGCTAACTATAATGTTAACCAAATCATCGTTGATGGTAACACTTGGGCGCAGATTCTTCTGACCAAGGGTGTTACTTCAGGAGATTATTCTATCCCCGGTGGTT